TCCCAATCACATCACCATTCAATCGTTTTAATTCCATTTTCCTCCCCCGTCAAAAAGTTTGTTTATTATATTATACCTGGTATGTACCATTTGACTTAGGGTATTTATTTAAAACTTCCTAAATGAGGTCTTCCTATTTGCAGCTTTTGCATCACATAAACCACATTTTTATTGGAAAATTCCCCTTCACGAACAACAATTTCATTGATTCTCATGAGCCCCAATTCCTTTTCCCGCCCTTTCTTATCCTGATTCAAACCATACATAGCCGTTACATGCGCGTATTTCCTCTTGTCTTCGCTGAAATTGTCCAACCCTAGCCTATCCCTCCCATAACTCGCGGCATCGCTCTGTGTGGCTGTAACAAGCAGACAATGCCGTTCCTGTGGCAAACCCCGGAGCCCTTTCCAGATCTGATCTTGGCGATGCCTGAATTCTGTAGTATCATCTGTAAGAAGATCCGCATAATCGACAAGGATTATATCAGGCACGAATCCGTCTTGCTTCTCCCAGATATCCAATACAGTCCGGATTCCTTTTACAGACAGCGTTCCGCTGACATGGGTGGAGAGTTTAAATCTCCTTTTGTATTTGGTGAAGAACTTGGCTAGAGCTTCTTTTGCTTCTTTAGATTGAAGAGGATTCACAGCATCTCTAGGCTTTAGCCAAATGGATCCATGAGTCTTCCACTTGGAACAGTTATAGCAAGGAGTGTAATCTTCATGCTCATGATAAGCTGCAAGGAGATTTTCTAAGGTAATTCTTTTCCGAATAACCCAGACATTTTTATCATCTCCTTTTATCAAACCTTCTAAAGGTCCGGAGATGCTTTCCCGTACTTCCCGATTACATTGATCCGTTTGACTCAGAAGGCAATCCTTGATTGGGATATACATTTCCCCACAATACTTAGCTTTATCTGATTTCTTTGCTAGGTAGACGCATATCCTTTTGAGTTGTTGGGCTTCCGTCATATCTCCTGCTTGAAAGAATGCGACATTCGCTTTCTTGATGATTCCCCTCATGGCAATATCCATTAGCCAGAAAGTCTTCCCTCTCTTCTCCGGACCCATTAAACCTATGAATCCACCCCTTACAAACTGATCATTCCACATCTCCCCTAATGCTCCAGGATAGGAAACAACATTCTGAATGGTTCGATTGAAAGCATTCTCTACGGCAGTCAGAGCCTTTTCACTTCCTAATTCTAAACCCTCATCTATGATAGGGGCTTGACTTTGATAGGATTCAGCTACAGCGTCAGCTTCAGTTAGATCCCCTTCATCTATCAGGGATTGGATTTCTTCCTGGTGGAGAGAGAGCTTCCGTTCATGGAAATACTTGATGCTTTGGTCATAGAGATAATCCAGATTGAACATGTCCTCCCTAGAATACTCTTCACTTAGATCCGGAAGTATGTCCTCCTCTATTTCTTCTGCAATGTCTTTAGGGAGATTGCCGGCTTTGAGTTTATCAGTGTAGATCCCTTCAATATCTTTGAAAGGGGCCTTCTCATATTCATCATAGTATTCAATACACCAGGAAGCGAGTCGCTTTGCTGTGGAAGATTGTAGGTATCCTATCTCCCACATGTCTCGTATCCTCTGGATGTATTCGGTGGAGACTATCAGGCCAATTATAATTCTTCGCTCAAGTGAAGTCTCCAATTAATCCCCCACCCTGTAATTCTTTCCGTTAAAGTGTTTTTGTTCACACATTTCATATATTCTGGAAGATAGTCGATCACTAAACCTTTCCTTCAGGATATTCAGATCGAAATTAGAGGTGATTATAGTAGGCCGTAGGTATTCATATCTCTCATTGATTATGTAGTCCAGAGTTTGAAAGGTCCAGGCAGTCATTTTCTCCATTCCGAAGTCGTCCAGTATCAGGAGATTAAAGGCGCAATATTCATCCAATGTTCCACTTAATTCTGGATTTTCAAAACTCTTTCTAATTTGTTCGAGTAGTTTAGAAGATGGTACGAATAATGTAGATGGAACTCCCATATGTTGTGCCATACAATACTTGATTGTTTCTAACAATAAAGCACAGGCATATAATGTCTTTCCTGTTCCAACACTTCCGTAGAGAAAGAATCCCTTTTTATCTTCTGCGATTGCTTTTACTTCCTCTTTAGGAATTTGGATGTTCAATTTAGTCAGATCCCTTACAATTCTTGGGGGGAGTAACTTCTCTCTGAATTTTGGAAGGTGATTATCTGTCCATTGTTGTTCTCTTTTACAAGATCTGCATATTGACCATTTGGATAATGTCCCGCATATTTCACATTCTTTATCTGGTTTCATTTTATTCTCCTTTTACTAAATCAATATTCTTGAGGGTCTGGATGGCTTTAAATGCCTCATCGCTGTGGGCTACTTTGGATGCAGAGCTTTTGCTTCCCCCATTATTCTTATACGCAACCATTTCCTCTGGATCATCTATCCATCTTTGTTCATTGATCCAAGTAGAGGCATGGGGAATATAATCTGGTTCTTGCCATTGAGGAGATTTAGCCTGTGCCAGTATGGCGGATTCTATTGTATCCCAACTTGGACGATCCTTTACTTTCTTGGAACATAACCTATCCCACATTTTTTTGGACTTCCCCTTACTAACTTTCCTTGGATAGATCTTCCAAAAAGAATCAAATTGGGAAGATGTAATATTTCCATTATCCTCCGAAGAAGTTTTAATGGTTTTCTTATAAATTTCTTTTTGTTTAGTATTAGTATTGTTAGGCTTTGGTTTCCCTCGATGTGGGTTACCTTCAATGGGGGTTACCTTCAATGGGGGTTTTATTGATTGTGGGTTTTCCATAATTAGGTTTTCTAATTGTGGGTTTTGGGGGATTAAAGGTTCCAGTCCATGTTTTTTCAGCCTTCGCCTTACAGTTCTCCAATTAAATTCTTCTGGAGTTGCAGAACAAATCCATATAGATCCCCTGACTCTTTTTTTCTCTTTATCTCGATACCGCAAGCGAATTAGATATCCTTCATTTTCTAATTCAGACAGGCCGGAAGCGATTGCAAGTTCTCCATCTTTCCCGAAATTTGTGATTGTTTGTTTATAGGAATACCATTCATTGTCTGCATTGCCTAATAGTAGACATAGGATTCCTTTTGCTTTCCAACTTAGAGAAGTATTTCGGAGTAGTTCATTTGGAATGAGTGTGAAATTATCTTTGGGAGAGTTTACAATGATATCAGGCAGTCGCTTTGGGTAGTTGGTTCGTTTCATTCTTCCACCCCCTTCATCCAATTACCAGGCCATTCAATCATTAATTCCCAGCTTGACCCTATAATGTACTTTCTTCCATTTTGATTCCTTTGAATTCTTTTCTGGAGAAATCCTTCATTTTGTAATTCCCTGATTCCAGATCGAATTGCATCAATTTTTTCTCTACTGATACGAAGCAGGAATTTCTCTTTCTCCATTTTCGGGTCCATAAAATCGACGCGCCAATGTAGGATAATAACAAATAGAGCTTTTGCTTTTAGAGATAAATCAGGATATTCTAATAGCCATGGGAATTTCTGAAGGTTAAAATTTTCTAAATTTAGTTTGATTGCTGAGGACATTTTGGAACCTCCTGCTAAAGGTTATAGGGGGCGGACTCCCCCGGCATAGCAGTGCCGGGGTACGAACGATTCCTGCAAGAATCGTGTCCTAAAAATCTATTATAATTTATCTAATTTTAAAAGTCAATATGGAATATCCTTTCATTTTTATAGGATCTCCCTATATCAATCTTGCATATTCATTCCACTCTTCAATCCACTCTTGCGGGATTTCCATTCCGGCATCCTGGTATCTGACTATGGCTTCTCTGATATCGTTCATCCTGGATTCAATATGAAGCTGCCGGGGCATGAGTCCAAGAGGAGATTTTACCATTTTCCGGATAACCGTTTCCACTTCATCTTCCATAGCATCCTTCACCACGCTTTCACTACAGCCCTCCAGGAAGGCCGCAAAGTTATAAATGTGGGATTCAATATCTCGCATTTGTTGGTCGTTCAGATAAATACTTGCTTCCGCTCTGTAGAGTCTGGATATTTCATTATGTCTCATTTTAAACTCCTTTTGGTTAATTGTTTAACAAAATAATCAGCATCTTCCTGTTTCATTGCTCCTGGATCTCCGACAATAATTTCCTGGTAAACTTCCACTCCTCTAAATTCCAAGTCCATCTGTAATTTCTTCCCCTGAGTAATAGCTTGAGGATCATCGTCAAAAACAATAAAGACTCGTTTGAATGTTTTGGCAATTATTCTGATCTGTTTCCATGTATATTCAATTCCGAATATAGCAAAAGCATTCTTTCCAAATCTCCAGACATCCGTAATTCCTTCCACGCAGATCCCGACTTCTCCCCATTTCTTTTGATTACCGTATAGGATATGTTGGTGTAGAATTTCCTCTCGTTGTCGCGGGCATGCTATGTATTTAAGACTGGATCTATTTGTGATGTCTCTTGCCTGGAAAGATACCGCCCTGCCATTCCAAATGATTGGGGCAATGATCCTATGCCTATAACTGATATCATCTAACATTGCCACAGGTCCTGCGCCCAGCAACCCCCATTCTCTTTCTAATTTGTCAGGATCGAATCCCCTTCTCTTCAGATATCTTCTGTGCTGTTTTTCAAGAGGGCCACAATTACTAGGCAGCTTATGGGGATGGAATTTGATTTTTTTGTTTTGATCTGGGGTCTTGATTTTGAAGGAAGAGGTCACTTTGTATTTTCTTATGAGGGCTCGGGCTTCTCGAATATCTATCCCTAATATCTTTGCTAGTGCCTTGTCTGTCGGTTTCCATCCACAGCGCCAGCAAGAGAACCTACCGGAGTTTATATGGGCTCCTAGATGCTCTCCAGGGTTCCCAGAACAGAATGGACAAGTCGTATTTATCCATCCTGGACGGGAATGCTTTGAATCCTCATCAGCAGTTCTGACGCCGAAGTCATTATAAAGTTCTAGGATGCTCATTATTTATGCATTGCGGAATAAATGATATGCAGCGGTATTGTGATAATCAGGCCGACTATTCCGAATAGCAAGGCTAAAAAGTGTAAGATTAAGAATAATGCGTGTCCCATTTTGATTTCTCCTTTTGTGTTTTTGTTTTGGGCATTATCTACAAGGGTTTCATGTCTCTGGAGGCCCAAAAGTATGTTTATATTTTGGCATATCCACCGAGGGTTTCATTATTCCGAAGGCCAAAAAATATTGTATTTTGTTTTGTTTTGGGCATATGGAATGAGGGTTTCATCGTATTGGAGGCCCAAAACTATATTTTATCAGGCATCAATGCAGAGGGTTTCATTAAATGATAGGCCCGATTTATTCCATTCAATCCACAAATCTTTGATTAATCTTTTTACCATATATCGGTGTGCTCGATAGTTGATAACAAGCTGGGGCAATCTCCCTGCTTTTATTTTGGCTTGATTGGGTGCGGATCTGTAGGTTTTCAACATAAAGGTTTTGTTCTTCTCAATATAGGGGGCGTTGTATCCTTCTGCATCCCGTTCAAGTTCATATTCCTTTCTCATATCATATAGCTCTCGATACGGGCCTTTTTTCCCTTGTACGATTGCGGCCGAAATTCTGAAAGCTATCATCCTTCGCTGTTTATTGTACCCGGTGTTTACTCCCTTAGTTCTATTCTTATCCGCCTGTCCGTCTGGTCCTACGGCTAATCCCATACGTTTCCAGACTTTAGCTGGATTGGCATAGTTACTCAGGTTGCCAGTTTCTGCAAGGAGTGATCCATATCCTGTCGTCCCGCAGCCATGAAAAGTAGTGTACCAATCATGGAGGGGGAGTTGTATTGCAAGTTTATCAAGGCGTTTTGTGTAAAAATCTTTGGCAGCTTTGAAAACGGTATTCCCAGCAATTTCTGCGAAGAATTGACTTGGATCAACATCGGAATCTTTTGCATCTTTTGTTCGTTGTTTGCGTTTCATTGCTTTTATCTGATTGACGATTGCGGTATTTGGTTTGATGAAGTCCTCTCGAAATCGGTGGACTTGTTCTAATTCCTGGAAAATGGATTCTAAGGGGTCTTTTGTTTTTGTGCGTTTCATGAGGGTTCTCCTTTTTGGTTTTGGTTTTGGGCATCTAGCTATAGGGTTTCATGGAGTTCGAGGCCCAAAATTATGTTTTTATTTTGGCATCAGAGTTTAGGGTTTCATGAACCATTAGGCCAAAAAATATTGTATTTGGTTTTGGGCATTTTTGTATAGGGTTTCATATGATGATAGGCCCAAAACCAAATGATTATCTAAATCGCTTCTTGTAATATCGTTTCCGGTACAATTTTTCTGTTCCAGGACCGGTCTACTTTCTTGTGGATCTTGCCTTTGATCTGCTCCAGTTCGGTATCCGTGAAGCAATCCTCTACAAAGTCATTTTCCGACAAACCCTCATATATCTCAGTCAAAAATGCCCTCCGTTTCTCATTCCATCGGGCGTTATTCCCATACATATTGATTTCAATAGCAAGATCAGTTTTGGAGGCATTCCGAAGTTTCAGTTTGGTTTTGTTCAACCACATATCCAGGATGGTATCTTGGAGTATGGATTCCTGAAGGCTTGCTTTTTTGGTTGAATCTGCTTGGAGTTGTTCCCCGCTTGTCCCTTTAGGGCAGGTCGGCACAGAATTGAATAGTTTGGAGCGTTGTTGACTTCCAATACTGGAAATGATGTCTCGAATTGCATGTCGAATAAGGGGCTTGGTAAATTCTTTGAGGAAGGTTTTGTCTTTTAAAACAACCTTGATTCCTTCCTCAATAGCTTCCTCCCAGTTTCCATCATGTTTTTCGATAAGCTCTTTTGCTAGCGTCCTGATTGATTCCATTCTGTTCTCCTTTTTGGTTTTGGTTTTGGGCATCCAGGAATAGGGTTGCATATCTTCAAAGGCCCGTGAATATTGTATTTGGTTTTGGGCATGCATTCGCAGGGTTTCATCTTTTGGAAGGCCCAAAACCAAATTGTTTTTACTATATTATACCGTCATACTCCCATTTGACTTAGGACATTTTTTATTTCACGGAAAGATTTCCAGATCTTTCCCCAGCTCCACCCTAATTCTCGAAGATGTTTTTTGACCTTTCCCCTGGATAGCTTCGGAGTATTCTGCATTAAGAATTCATGAGGAGCTTCAAATATCATCCGGCAAACCATCCGGGCCTCACTGGGCAGGTTCTCAATTGTTTCTTTGAATATCAGGAGCTGTTCTGGATCTCTCATTTCCAGGTTATGAAACTGAAAGGTGCAATTTGCGTTATCCATTATTCCACAATAATTAATCAGTTTGGATTGACAAGCATGATGAAGGTAGGTAGTGAATGCGCCTTTGTCTGGATCATGCGTTTCTTTACATTCCATGAAGGTCATAAATGCGGAGGAAAGCAAATCTTCTTTTGGGAGTCCGGTTGATTTTGCAAATGACCAGGCGATGCTTTGCATCAAATTCATATAATCTTCTGCTTTGATTTCTTCCATTTCCAATCTCCTTTTGATTATTTGTCGTATGCGTTTAATAACTCTGAGAACAGGCTTTCTTCATCTGATTCCACTCCATCCAGTACTGCGTCCAGCACCTTCCTTTTTTTATCAATAAGGCTTGTGAGCGCTTCCTCTATGGTATTCTGTCCGATCAGGTAATAGACGTTCACTGCATTTTTCTGTCCGATCCTATGCACCCTGTCAGCCGCCTGATCAAGATCTCCCGGCCCCCATGGAAATTCGATAAAAGCCACATTGGAGGAAGCTGTTAACGTGAGCCCAACCCCTGCTGCCTTAATATTTCCGACAAAGAGTCTAATGGAGGGATCATTCTGGAATTTATCAACTGCTTCCTGCCTCCCCTTCTGGGAAACAGAACCATCTATCTTGACAGCCCGATCACCAAACTCTTTCATTAAGGCATCTATGGTGGATCTGTGGGTGGCGAAAACAACCAGCTTCCCATCTATGTCCAGGAAGTCCTTGATCCAGTCTATGCAGGCTTTCATCTTTCCTTTAATGGTGAGCTGTTTCAGAGCTTCAATCATCGCAAACGCTTCTGCATTTTTTGCTTTCCTAGCGGCCTTCTCTCCTTTTGTTTCCTTCACCCAGGAGATGAAATTGCTTTCCGCCTTCTGGTATTCCCGTCTATTTGTGATTTCAAATTGTAAGGCAGAATAGGTTTTATCCGGGAGGTCTGTCAGGACATCTGATTTCTTCCTTCGGATCATAATGGTTTGAGTCAACTTTTGGTGAAGCTCCTCTGTATTTGAAGCTCCTGAAAAGTCCCAACCGAATCCATTATTCTTTGCGGCACAATACCTATGCACAAAATGCCAGTGATTCGGAAGAACCGTGCTATCAATCAGATTCAAGGCATTAAAGGCTTCTATAGGGCGGTTTATGATTGGAGTTCCGGAAAGGCCGATAACGTGGGGGATATGTTTTCCGAGAGCTTTTAAGGCTTTCGTGCGGAGGGTTTTGTTATTTTTTATGTAATGAATTTCATCCACTACAAGGACTTGCGCTTTAATTGCCTGCAGTTTCCCCACCCAGGAAGAAAGGACATCATAATTAATGATTACAATTTCTCCAATGATAGGGACATTCGCTTTTTTCCCTGAAAGGATTTGAATATTTGGATTATCCATCCAGGCTTCAGCTTCCCTTTTCCAATTTAATTTCAGGGATGCCGGGACAACGATAATGACCGGGCGTTTTTCAGGATGCATCTGAAGATAAGCAAGAGCTTGAATGGTCTTTCCTAATCCCATCTCATCGGCCAGTAGCGCCCTTCCATTTTTTGCCTCTATAAAGGATACCCCTTTTTGCTGGAAAGGCATGAGCGTCCCTCTAAGCCCTTCTATTTCCAGTGCCTCATCCATATCCTCTATAATTACTTTGGATTTGGAAAGAAAAGCCTTTAATTTGTCGTCAAGATGGAAACACCAACTCTGTAATGCCTCTACTGCATCGACTGAAAGAGGGCAGGTCCAATACTTCGGGTTTTCATCTCCGTGATATCTCCGTCCTGGTAAGGTCTTTACATTATTGAGGTTGACTTTAAAGTCTGAATCAAAGGGCCAGGAGATCTTGATTCCGGATGTTCCGCTCTTTTGATAAGTGATAAGGGAGGCGGATTTCTTTTCATCTTCTTTCTTTTTCATGGGGGATTTTGGTTTCATCATTTTATGTTCCTTTGGAAGGGGGATATTTTCAGTCGTATCATAGGTCATTTTAATTACAGATTTGGGAATCCAACAATCAATCGCTCGATCCGTAATTAATCCTTGCAATCTGGTTTTGTCAGATTCAGTCAGATTATCCAGAACGACATCCCTGGCTCCCCAATTCCCTAAACAAACAGGACCAATACCGAGAATAATAGAACCAGGATGGGTTAATGGTTTTCCACACTTAGCACAAGACCCTGCAGGATCTACAGCTCCGTGTCCATAAACATATTGAGCTTTGGGGGTTTCTATAAGAGATACGGCGATGAAAGAGGCAGGGATATTATTATTGCGGGCGAAAGTTCCATTGATACTATATTTTTTTGTCTGCATAACCAGCTCCTCCTAGAGGTATAATGGTTTTTGTGGGAAATCTATCTAGTCCTAGTCATCCGGATTTCTCTATCCAAAAGGTCTTTCAAGCCTTCCTGAGTCATCTCCCAATCAATAAAGCCAATCTTCTTAGAGAGGATGATACAGCAATGAGCACAGATAAAAGCTAGGGTAGGGTTTTTGTGAGATCGGATGGAGTCTGTCTTGATTCCATCTGGGGAGGTGGTCAGTTCGGGTTGTTGGCAGATTGTGCAAAGCATTATTTTTCTCCTTTGATTAAGGATTAAAATTAGCAGTTACCTTAATATAATATACCTGAATCAAGAAGTCAAGTAAAAAGCAATTATTTTTAAAATATTTTAAAAACTTTTATCCCTATTTATTTCAACCCCTTATCCCACTTTTCCAACCCACCCTAAAAATAAAGCTTGATTTTCCTAAAAAAACTTTTTTATACTATAGCATATTACTATACTTTACGGAGAATAAATCAACGGTGAAACGCACAAAAACAAACGGACATAACAAATCAAACCCCAAACCCCGCAAAGAATATTGGTGGGAAGCCCGAGCATCTGTAGTAAAAACCCAATCCCCAGATCAAATACAGAATCCAATACAAGGACGACCCCCTAAGTTTGCTAACTCAGAAGTATTATGGAAGGCCTGCACCGAGTATTTTGCATGGTGTGAAGAACATCCCCTATTAGAAGATAAGGTGTTTTGCTCTAATGGTATGATAATACACGGTAATTTGAAGAAAATGCGGGCGATGACAATACAAGGACTTTGTATTTTTTTAGGAAGTGCACCTAGTTATTGGCATGAGTTAAAAAGTGATAGGGGCATAGAGTATACCTTAGTCTGCCTTATTGCGGAGGCGGTCATATACAATCAGAAGTTTACCGGAGCCGCCGCCGCCCTATTAAAAGAGTCAATCATAGCAAGGGATTTAGGACTTAAAGACACCCATGAATTAACAGGACCAGGGGGAGGGCCTATACGAACCTCATCTGTCCCGGTAGATCTGGAACAACTAAGTAATAAGGAGATGGATATAGTCATTGCACTAGCCGAGAAATTACGAGAGAAGAAATGAGACGAACTGCAGTAAAGCAAAAACGTAGATACAATAACCTCCCAATCCCCCGTAGGGAAATAGAATCCCTATTATCAAATCCTACTCCATTATACGCCGAGAAATGCCGTAGATCCTTTGCCTTCTTTGTAAAGGAGTTCTGGCCGGAAGTGAGTACAGACTCCCTTATATGGAATTGGCATCTTGATTACTTGTGTGGACAACTTACCAAAGTAGCCCAAAGAGTAGCAGATGGACTCCCCAGAGAAAACGACTTAGTTATTAATGTCCCTCCTGGAACAACCAAATCAAAGCTTGTAAATGTCCTGTTTCCGGTATGGGCCTGGACAAAGTGGTATTGGATGAGGTTTATCAGTGCATCCTATTCCGCATCCCTATCCTTAGAACATGCTGAGTCTTCCAGGGATTTAGTTAGGTCCGAGAAGTTTCAAACATACTTTCCCGAATTAAAAATCAAAAGGGATAAGGATGTGAAGAGTAATTTCCGCATAACCAAACATCAGGAAGACGGAACAATCGCATTAGGGGGCAGCAGACTTAGTACATCCGTAGGAGGAACGCTTGTAGGCTTTCATGGACATATCCTCTTAGTAGATGATCCTCTTAATCCTGAAGAAGCCACAAGTAAAGTTTCCCTGGAAAAAGCGAATAGGTGGATCTCCCAAACCCTATCAACCAGGAAAGTAGATAAGGCGATTGCAGTCACAGTCCTTATTATGCAGAGACTTCATCAGAACGATCCCTCAGGCCATCTCCTGGGCAAGAAGAAAAACATCCTACACATATGCATCCCAGGAGAGATACGGAGCTACAGGGAGTATGTAAGGCCTCCAGAACTGATAGAGAACTATGTGGATGATCTATTAGATCCTGTGCGGATGCCTTGGTCTGTATTAGATGATATGGAGGCAGATCTTGGTCAATATGGATATGCGGGGCAAATAGGGCAGAACCCAGTTCCTCCCGGTGGTGGGATGTTCAAGGTGGATCATTTCCAGATGATTGATACAATGCCATCTGCTGTAAATATTATTCAGACTGTCCGGTATTGGGATAAAGCAGGTACAGAAGATGGAGGTGCATTTACTTCTGGTACGAAAATAGGGAAGCTCCGAAATGGTAAGTATGTTATTTCAGATATCAAAAGAGGCCAGTGGAGTACAGATGAGCGGGAAGCTATTATCCGGGAAACCGCTGAAGCAGATGGGACAAATGTAAAGATTTACCATGAACAGGAGCCTGGATCTGGTGGGAAGGAGTCCGCACAGGCCACAATAAGGAATCTCGCTGGATTCGCTTCATTTGCAGATAGACCTATTGGGGATAAAGTATTCCGGGCAGATCCATATAGTGTACAGGTGAATAATGGGAATGTTCTTCTTTTGATAGGGGAGTGGAATCATGAATTCGTGGAGGAACATAGATTCTTTCCGTTTGGAACTTATAAAGATCAGGTGGATTCTAGTGCTGGAGGTTTCAGCAAACTCGCCGGCAAGCGAGTAGCCAGATCACTATTAAGGCAACGATAACGAGATGTAGGGTAGCTCCCTAATGAACTGCGGGTTTTCGTCGTTGACGATGCGGGTTCTTCGCAGAGAGATTACCAAATAAACCCGACCAATTTTATAAGAGGAAATGATAAATGGCAAAGAATAAGAAATTACAGGCATTGGTGAAATTAGCAGGTTCTCTGAGTTCCCGAGTGGCTTCCTTTGGTCGTTTAGGAAAGCAATATGGTGGGGATCGGAATCTTTATCAGGCGCTAGGGTATAAAGACGAGCTTAACTATGCTGACTACCTTACCCAATACACTAGGCAAGATATAGCAAAAGCAATTATCAACAAGCCTGTGGGGGCTACGTGGCGCGGAGGGCTTGTTTTGAAACAAACTGGGACGGATGATTCCCCTTTAGAAAAAGCCTGGATTGATTTGGAGGCGGGACTTGGTATCACTTCTAAATTTGCTCGGTTGGACCGCCTCATTGCATTAGGTCAGTATGGTGTGTTGCTTCTCGGGTTGAATGATGTTTCGAATAGAGAAAAATTCCAACAGCCCGCAGCAAATGGGAAAGAGCTTCTATACCTTAAACCTTTTTCGGAAGACAATGCGCAGATACATACGTGGGATTTAGATACGAATTCTCCTAGGTATGGAATGCCTGAATCTTACCAGATATCCGTTCAGCCTCCGGGTAGTGGAAATAGTGAGGATATTCTTGTTCATTATTCCAGGGTGATTCATGTTGCGGGGGAAGAGTTATTGGAAAATGAAATCTTTGCTGCTCCTAAATTGGAGGTTGTATTCAATCGTTTGCAGGATTTGGAAAAGCTTGTGGGGGGTTCTGCGGAGATGTTTTGGAGGGGGGCAAGGCCGGGATATCAAGGGAAAGTTGATCCTGAGTTCCAAATGACGGAGGCAATGCAAGATGATTTACAAGATCAGATTGAAGAATACGAAATGAATCTCCGAAGAATCCTGGTCAATGAAGGAGTGGACCTAACTAATCTCGCAACACAAGTCGCAGACCCTTCCAATCATGTTGATATTCAAATACAGATGATTTCCGCAGTCACAGGAATTCCAAAGCGAATTCTAACGGGCTCAGAGCGAGGTGAGTTGGCGTCTTCTGAAGATAGGGATAATTGGTTTGAAATTGTACAGACACGCAGAGAGGAGTATGCTGACCCCCGTATAGTGCGACCTTTCGCTGAACGCTGTATAGAGATTGGGATATTACCGGAATCTTCAGCGGGTTTTACGGTTGAATGGGTGGATCTCTGGGAACAGACAGCGAAAGAGAAGGCTGATATTGGCAAGATCAGATCTGAAACATTAAAGAATTATGGAGCGATCCAAACCAATCAGGATATCGTTCCGCCTCTGTCATTCCTGAAATACATACTAAACATGGAAGAGGATCAAATTGATGAGATTGAAAAGGAAAGATCCACCATGATAATAGATGAGGAAGAGGATTTTGGGGAGGAGGAGGTTATAGAATAATGGCTAAATCATACGCAATCGGACGTAGTAAAGCGGCTTGTGAGTTGGCAAAAGTTTTAGGACTTGATCCAAGTAATACCAAGAAAATCATTTTGGATATTGCAGTGGGTGATATAGTGACTGTTACATCCATGCAGTATGTGGATAGAGATGCCTTAAGAGATGTTATTGAAATTTTGAAAAAATATAAACTTGTGGAAATAACGGAGGAAGCGAAATGAAAAAGGTTATGATGGTATTATTTTTGGCTATGATTCTATCCCCGGCATTTGCATTTGCCAGGAATAGCGTAACTGCAACTATTGCCGCTGCTCCTCCTGTAGCTGGATCATGGACCGGGGCAATTTCTAGCACATACAAGAATCCAAATGGGCATCTGAATATCGGGGTATATGGAGCGACATGGGCTGGGACAGTTTATCTCCAAAGGAGCTTTGATGCGGGGGTGAATTGGCAGGATGTCACCACATTCACCAGTAATGCGCAGAAGGCTCTAGTGGATACGGAATCCGGGAACACTTATCGAATCGGCATAAAGAGTGGGGGGTTTACTTCCGGCACTGTTGCTGTTCGTCTCAGTAATTAAGGGGGAGTTATGAAAAAGAAATTTATAGTTTTGTGGATAATCGGATTCATGCTTTTCTTCTTCTCTCCTTCCTATGCCGGGGATATGGATGGGCTGGGGATACTGGGAATTCAGTCAGTAATGGATTCTCCAGTGATTGGGGTGGATTTGATTCCTATTGCTGATGATACTCTGGATATTGGATCTTCCGCATTGGAATGGAAGGATTTATATGTTGATGGCACCGGGTACATCGACTTTCTGGTAGCTGGAACGGTTATGAACACCGGCCCGGCGGCTGTAACGAGCTTCAGCGGAACCGTATCATCTTCAACTGTAAACGTAACGTTTTCAAGCGCTGATGACGCAATCCTGGCCGGGTACTCAGCGACCAACCCCGTCCTGGGCGCAGCTGTAATAGCCAATGGTGACACGGGATACGTCGAATCTTGGACGAATTCTACAACTTGCGTGGTTGATACAGCTCCGGCTCCGGCATGGTCTGGCACCGCTATCACAAGCACTCAATTTCCTATTTCGGTGGAATATGCTTCCGATGGGAGCGTT